ATAAAGAATAGCATCAATACCTGCTTCTCTTTCTTTTGGACTTCCTTTAGTCACTAATTCTTTGTAAGCATTAATTCGAGCAAGACGCGAGTAAGTCTCCGCTAGTCTTTCTCTATTCTCTTTACTATCTTCAAACTTTCTGAGTTGAGGTTCTTTGTTTGGAAGAACCATATATAATGCTTTTCCAAGTAGTGTGGTCTTTTTATCACTAAATTTAAGTTTATTTACAGAATCCCCTAAAATAGCTATTGCACTTTGAGGAGTTAAAGTTGCTAACTTTTTTGACTTTTTGTCTTTATATGTAGCATTATCAGAAATAAGAGCACGTTGCTCTCTGATATCGCTCTCTACCTTTTCAATTGTACTTACGGCATTATTAAATGCTGCGTTCTTACTACCGAATACCCTGGCAATTGTTCTTTTAATGAATGTAGGTTCTATTTTATTATCACCTACGAGTTCTTTATCGTCTCTTGCCATTTTGATTAAGCGAGTAAGTGAGTTAATCTCACCAAACTTTGCTTTCTTAATTTTCATAAGACGTTTAAGACCTACACCAAGAATATATTGATTAGTTTTTGGATCTAACTTTACCTCCATACCACCAAGAGCTTCTGCAACTATTTCTGCTTTTGCTTTATCATTATATGCGAGAAGAATATCCTCTCTCGCCCCAGTTTTAGCTGTCCCACCAAATGGAATAGCATTATCAGCATCTACCAAATTAATAAAGTCCATAATAGGTTCAATTTCTTGTAAAACCCAAGCATCAAATGAGCCCCCTTCGATATTGCCTAGAGTTTCTTTCATGATGTCTAACTCCCAACCTGTATCCAAGTCGTAAGCAACATCTCTATTCATAGAAGAAAAGATACTCTTTAAAATATTTCTCTTCTCTCTAACGTGTGCAGCAAATTCAGTACTATATTGTTTTTTGCATAAAGCTGCTTGCTCTCTATCTGGATTATTATTACAACTTCTTAAATTAATTACTGTAGCAATAACATCTTCATAGAAAGTACCCTTTACTGCGTTCTTTTCTTTTGAACTATACTTTCCAAATTTTACATCTTGAAGTCCATTAGAACAAATATTTTCAAATGCTTCAAGAGCCCTTTTCTGAACAGCATTTGCTCTAACAACCATACCTTCTGATTTTTCATCAGAAGTATAAAGAACTAAATTATCTTTTCCCTTCTTACCAATTCTAGATGATACTGTGGCACAGTTATTTTCAATATCATTATCTGGGATAAGGAAAGTTAATAAGTGTTCGTGAGATATAACAAGTTCTTCAGCAACTCTTGGAGATATTTTAGATTCAATTGCTTCCCCATCTTCAGTAAATGTATAAAAAATACCATTTGCTAGTTTAGATTCAAAAGAATTTTTTGTGTGTATAAATAAGTTTTGTTTTAAAGAAGCACATTCGTTTTTCTTTTTTCTTAACTCTTCTGGAGACCCACCTCTACCTTTTATTTGATTTTCTCTAACAATAGCGCAATAATCATCAAGAATTTTTTGCTGTCTTTCAAAACTTACTAAAGTATCAATAGTGGGATCAATACCTTGTGCTCTTAAATGCTCTCCTGGGTTTCTTTCAGTAACGACTACCTGCCCCAAAGTTCCTGCTGCTGCTGGATCTCCTCCACCTTCTCCTGTTAATGCTGCTACAAACTCTTGAAATACTTCAGGAATTACTTGACCTGATCCTCCAAACTCAAGCCCAGGTTCTTGAACCATTCTTCCTGATGCAAAACCCCCTATGCCTTTTACTATAACTGCTCCTTCCTTATTCTTATGAATGGACATATTAACAGGTTGTCCAGTAGAATCGGCAGTAATTGGAGTTTCAGCTTCGGTAGCTCCTCCAATATACTGAGAAGCCAATGCTTCTGGACTAGAACCTTCAGTAAGATAACGTAACTTAAAAGTGCGCTTCTTTAACTTATTATAACTTTCCAGTAGTTCAGTAAAGTAATCCATGCTTTATTATAGATAAAAAATAGACCCTACCTAATTAGAATACTAGATAGGGCCCTAAGAATAATCAATTTATTTTAAATTATAGAGTAGGTAAAGGATCACCAAAATTTGACCCATATGTATTTTTAACATTCATAAAATCATACTTGAAGTTTACTGTTAGTTGGTGAAACTGGTTTTGAGAGTAGTTAAACTCAGAAGCAGACCACGCAGTAGGATAGACACCATACAATTCAATAACCGAGTGAGGAGTTAATGAATTATCCAACATTACAATTTCTACTTTTCTTGCTTTAAAAGTAGAATTAGCGTTTCCACCTGGAGCTGCATTCTTGGTCATCTCACCAGTAAGAGGATCATATGTGCTTTGAAAATATCTAAACAAATCAGAAGCTGTTTGTTTCATATATAAATTATCAAAATCTACCTGCAACTCACCTGGGGTCGTTTTTCCTGGGTAAAATACTTTATCATTAACTCTATCTACTGCAATAGCTTCGTTTTTCATGTCTAGCCCAGCAACTCTTTTAGCAGCTAAAGTTAAATCTTGTGTTGACGAAATATTGTCAGGCAATCCATAAAAGTGAACTTCAAATTGATATGCCCTTACAGAATCTAATTCAGTTGATATCGTAGGAAGATCACTTCCTGGGGTAAATTTTCTATTTGCATTTGTCTTATAATAAGAATATGGCATTTTTTATGTCTCCTATAAGGTGCCTAAATCTGCACTCTGATTAGTTAAATTAATTTCAAAAATTAGCACTTCTGCTGTTTTTGTAGGTCTAATTAATACCTTAGTCCAAAGTTCATTCCTATCAACTCTTACAGGAGTATTGACAGTTTCATCACAAACAACTCTGAATTCAGTAATACCCCGTCGTTGTTTTATATTACTTAAAAATGAATTTATACTAGTTTCAACTTCTGCCCAAGTAAACTCGTCATTTGGCTCAAAAACAAATCTTCTTGTTGAAGCGAGTATTAATTTTCTAACATAGATCATCAATCTACGAACATTAATTCTATCAAGAGCAGAAGGAGATCTTTGAGTTGTTCTTTGTCCAAAGATTGTAATGCCTTGTTGTGGGAATGCAACTATTGGGTTTATTACGTTTCCACCACTATACATTGAATCTCTATCACCTTGATTTAGTTTTACTTCTACTTCGGTTGGTTTTGTGAGGCGACCTCTACGGAAACCAGCAGGAGCAGACCAGCTATCTGCTACGGAATCAGTAAAAGCCATTTGACGCGCAGCAAAGATTGATGGATCATACCATCTATCCTTACTATCAAAAGTACTGAATACTTTTACCCAAGGCCAATGCACAGCAGCATAAGAACTATTGATTGCTGAACTTCTAGATCCAGCAGTACTTGAGGATTTTCCATTCGTCCAATCAATAGCTTCTTGAACATTACCAACGGCTAATGGAGGGGAAACAAGTGCTAAGAAGTTCTGGGTTGCTTCCGCCATAGTGATTAACGCATTTTGAACTGATTGAGTTTGAATTCCAGGGACAAGTGCAATTCCTACATTAAGCACATCATCTTCTAAAGCTTGCATACCCGTTTTTGGTTCAGTCGTAGCATCTCCAATAAGAGCATCCGTTACATTTCCTGTAACACCATTATCTCCTCCTGCTAAATTAGTAGCAGCGACTTCTACTAACTTGTTTAAAATTCCACCATCATCACTAGTATGAGTGCTTATTACTGGAGTAGTGGTTCCATCTCCTGCTCCATCTTCTACTACATAGGATTGGTGAGTTATATTAAATATAGTATCACCAGCTAAACTTGCCATTGTACCTAGCCAAGTAGGAACCGAAGCAGCAGCAGCATCTGTATCATCTTTAATGATATTTCCTTTAATAGTATTAGAAGTAATATTAGTTTCACCTGTATTAATAACATCTTCAATAAATGCTCCTGAGCCTACTAAGGATGCTTTAAAAGTTTCTTTAGCAGTCCCATTCTCATTAACACTAATATTAAAATTATAATTTCCTAGATTATTTACGGTAATGGAATTTCCACTAGTTTCTCCATTAGTTTTTACTCCACCATTATAACCTGCTCCTGGGTGAAGAGATTCTACTTTATAACTTACTGAGTTAGTGCCTGTTGGTGTATAAGTAGCACCCCAAACTCTAATAGAAGAAGCAAAGTCTCCTGAAACTCCATAGTCAGAACCACCGCTAGGTGCGTAAACTTGTCTTAATGCTGATACTCCATTTACTGCATCAAAAGATGTTCCAGAACAAGCTGAAATGGCTAAGGAAGCTCCAGACCCTGCAAAGCTACCATAAATAAGCCCAGAAAGTGCTAATCCTGTTGATTGTGATATAGTAGAAGCTAATGGCCCTGTTTCTACACCTATAACATCAGCATCCAATTGTCCACCTATTATTGATTTAAGACCTACAGCTTGAATAGCATTAGTACCAGCAGGTAGAACGAAATCTTTACCAGCCCCATTGTTATTAGTAAATTTAGATATTCCGTTTTCATCCCATACTTGAATTCTAAGAGTTAATGAGCTTGTTTGGCTTCCAAAAGAGGTAGCTCTTTCTGAATTATTTTCTACACCAGATAGAATAATAGCAGGACAAGTGCCTAATGATAGGGAGGCTGAAGCATCAGCAGCACTATCAGTAGCTGCTCTTACAAAATAAACTGAGTTTGTTTCCTCAAGTATTTCTAGAGCACCTTCAACACCTTGCCCTAGTAGACTTTCTGAAGGCTCTCCGAAAGTATCAATAAGATTATTTTGGCTTGTGATTAAAGTTGCTTTATTTGTTGGACCTTTTGAGGCAAAACCAACAATACCAACTACTGAGGAATTAATTGAGGGTGTATATTCTGAAACATCTTTTTCAACGGTGTAGACACCAGGGCTTACATAATTAGGCATGAGGGGTTCTCCTAAGCATTAGAAATTTTGAAAATTCTACGTCTGTGTAAAGTTTTTATCTGATCTGTGATATAAGAAGCAGGGACTACAATACTTTGCCCTGGTCCTAATGTTTGTTCCTTACAACCTTTCTCTGTATTGAAAAATACAGAAAATGCTTGAAGGCTTGTGTTTTTTACTAACTTCATAATTCTTACTCCTTATTATATACCTAAGCTAGTTTTCTTTTTTGAAAACTTTTTTTAGACAAATACTGTTCCACCTGTAGATGTAGTTACAGGACTACTATGAGGTGGTTCTCCATGTCCAACTATAATATCTCCAACTACTGAAATAGGAAGTCCATTAACAAATACTGTAGGTTTCCCTGGTCCTAATATAGTAGCCCCTGCAATATCTAAACCTACTCTTGTTGCTCCCTTTCCATTAATAAATACGTTTGGACTTCCTGTAGCTGGATGCCCGCAACTTGCAGGATCTCCTGCTTTAATTGGTATTATCATGATAATGTATCTAAATTTGTACTTGAATTACTATATAAACTTACTTCAGCGTTAAACTCCTCAATTTTACCAGTAGAAGTTACTAAAAACTTAGGACTTGGAATATAAGTTCGTAAAACAACATTAATAGTTTTCTTTAAAATTCTATCTTCCTGATTCCCACTTACTACTGATCCTGTATCCTCTTCAGAAAGAATCATTGCTTTAGCTAAAGTAGAAAACTTAGTAGGCACTTGCATCTCTGGATTAAATCTAATACGAATTTGCTCTAAAATTTGATCCATATCGGACATATACTTAGTCCAAATATTTATTTGATAATTAATATTTATAGCTCTTGGAGCTAAACTTAGTATTCTAAATGCTCTATTTTTTTCTTTATCCCAATATTTCTCATGAACAAGAAGACTTTCTTGTTTCATTCTTTCATCATCATTAGATGAAATTGTTTGAGAAATAGATATGACTGGTAGAATTATATTATTTTCTTGTTTTAGTTTAGCAATAGCTCGTTCTGGATTTGCATGAATAGTTTTAATGTTATTAAACTTTTCTTCAGAATCTATATAACCTACATCAGTAAAAGAAGCAAGCATACTTCGTAATGATTCTCTATAAATAAAAGAAATATTATGTTTTGCTTGAGTCATTTTAAAAATTTTACTACGAACATCTCCTTCTCTAGTAATCCATTGATTACTTCTACTCAAAGAAATTTCATGAGAATTAAAATCCGTATTATAAGAATTTTCAGTTATTTGAATAGACCCACCAGATAAATCAGAACTCATATTCGCCTCCAGCGTATCCACCTAGTTCATCGCTGACTTGAGGTAGAGGATTATCTTGGATAGTAGGAGCATCCCTGA